AAATAGTACCTTTGCAGAGGATGCAGTACCTTCTACTAATGCTTGTGATAAACCTTCTAGTGAACGTAAGTCACCTAAGTATTGTTCTACTAATCCTCTTCCATAGGATTCACCATCGATCCTGTCAAACCTAAGTACCATCCAAGGAAAGTTATCTAACTTATAAGTCCCTGAACTATTTGGTACTTCTATTTCTTTTACTTCCTGTCTAACAACCCATTGGTCTGCTTCTCTAATTATCTTTGTGTAGAGATCAATACTTTTATCTGAGTCATCATTAGTATCTTCTTGTTGTACTTGGTTTCTGATTTCCTCTGGTAACATAAGAGGACTTACAGATTCCTTTACGATGATCTCTAGTACATTACCCATAGCATCCCTTTGGCATACATACCTTTCCAAAGGAAATACTCGCATACCACCTTCTTGTGGAAAATGAACAAGAGCATTACCAGAAACAATAAGATGCTTTAACATCTCAAAGGTAGGTACTCGTACTCTTGTTACTTCTATTTCAGACATTACAGCACGTTCTATAGCACCTAATGCTTCCTCAACTGCCCCTCGACCTTCTTGTTTAAGTTGTGGGATCTCAAGATCATCCACCATTAGTCTAAAGAAGGGACCAGATGGGGGCAGTAAGGCCAGAAGTAACTTAGAAGCAAGAACATTAACTGCTCTAGCACCTACACTTTGGTATGGTGTAGGAAATATGGTACTAGCTGAATGTCCTTCTGGAGGTATGAGGTAGGGTAAAGTTAGTTCGGAACAATCCCTGCTTCTTGTTAAGAAGATGTGCCTTTGGTTCTCTAATTGAGAATACCTTGAGGCACAAGATTGATTATTTATCACGAAGGAATTTGTACTCCAATACCACTAGAGGGGATTCTTAATGCTCCCTGTCTAACTGCTTTCTCTCTTCCTCGTTTTCTTCTGCCACCTCTTCTCATCATAAGGTAAGGATCATCTAAGGAAGGATCATAGTTGCTATCTAGGGTTTTAAATCCCTCTTTAGCCATTCTTTGTTTGAAGTTTCTACTAATATTAGAAGCAATAGAAGTAGTATTGTCCGTTGTTTGATTTACAGTAGTATTAAGAAGACTATCTGGGTTGTTAGGATCAATTAAATTAGATGTAGTTTCTTTTATGTCTTCTACTGCTTTGTCACCTTTATCTTTAAAATCACCTAATTCATCTTTAGATTCTTTTACTGTACCTTTTTCCTCACCAGAAATAATACTATCAACTACATCAATCATTAATTGACCAGTATCTTGAGCATCTTCTAAGGTTGTATCTATGTCAGAACCTTGGTAAACCTCATCTAATTGATCTACAATATCGCCCGTACTTGTATCAGTAATTTTAATATCAGGTGTGTTATCACTAATAGTATCGGAAACATCCTCAAGATCCACTTTTATTGGGGGAGGGGGTTCTACTTTTATGTCAGGTGTATTATCACTTACTGCATCAGAAAGATCTTGGGCAGTAGGTGTACTACCCCCGCCTCCACCAGATGAACACATATTAAGTTATTATTTTAGTTGTTCCAGAAGACATTGATTGTTTAGGACCGACATTCATTTTTGATACGTCACCCCTAATTCTTAAATTATTCTTATTTCTCTTTCTTTTCCTAAGTCTAGGATCACCTTCACCTTGCCTTGCATCTAAATTCGTTATCTCTGTAGGTGTAATAGAAGTATCTGTAGTAGGTTTGGTTTTTTTACTATCGTTGTTTAGATAATTTTGGGGATTTAAATTACGTAGTAACAATCCTGCACCAGATTTACTATCAGCACCTATAAGTGTGTCTACTGCATTACCTACATCTAAAATAGGATTCCTAATTAAATCATCAAATGCTTTACCTTCAACAGTAGAAGAAGTTCCGTCATATCCTCTTTTTCTTCTTTCTGCTACTTGGTCATACTCACACATCAACCTTCAAACTCCTGCATATCCCTACGTTCCATCAACCATTCAACCATTGCTCTTTTTCCTGCATACATAAATATTTCTCTTTCTGTCATATCAATAGTAGGACAAGCAGATGGGAATAGTTGATCTAGATCCTTTACTAACTGTTCTGGTATATCTAGATATAGTTCTTTTTTACCCTCAAGATCCATAAAAATCGGTTTTCCAACGTAGTTAAAAAATATTTCCTATGGGGTTGGGTAATTTACCCCTAATAAAAGATCCTTATAACCATTTAAATCTGTTGTATCCCCTTCTCTTTGTATTCTTGTCAATCTTGCATTTAACAATGCTTGTTGACTTGTGTAACCATGTTTTTCATAGGTAGGTAACACAACATCATCCCACATATTCTTAACATCGAATGGTGGTACATCCCATTGTTCTTCATTTCCTATTCTATCTAACAAAAGTTTTTTTGCTCTCTTCATCCCCAAACCTTTGACACCTATTATATTATCTACAGTATCCCCAGCTATGGTTTGGCACATCCAAGATAAATTAGCTTTATTTTCTGTTATCTCTACTAACTCATCTTTTATATAATGTAATCCTGGTACTGTTTGTAGATCCTTATCGATAGTCACACATACTGCTCTGTTGTTCTGTGTCTTTACTGGTGGTTCTACTTCCCATAATTTTGCATAGGGATCTTTAGCAGTAATAAACTCACCTATAATATCGTCTGCTTCATAACCATCTTGTTCTATATTGTACTGGTATACATACCCCAATCTTTCTCTTATTCTCTTGAGACACAAAGGTTTCCTCTGGTCTACTCGATTCATCTTGTACTCAGGATAAATTTTTTTTCTAAAATTGTTTTTATGTGACCAGCAAAGAACAGGAATAACTGTAGGATCTCTTTGTGTATCTCTAAATCCTTCTACTATTTTAGTAATGGTATCTATTGCTATGTGGGTTGCTTCTTCTTCTGAACTCCAGAGTGTCCAAAGATCCTCATCCCATTTAACTGCTTTCTCTGCATTGAAAGCTGATCGGTATGCTACTATGTCTGCATCTATTGCTAGTATGGTCATTAGTGTGTCTCCATCCAAGAGTTTCCAATTTTATATTCCCCATCCAGAGGACATTTGAAATCGTAATATCGTTCTGTCTCCAAAATTTTTTGCACAAAAACTTTTCCAACTTCATCCAGATCCAAGGTTTCACTAACGCTTACCTGAATCTCATCGTGTACCCAAAGAACTATCCTTGCTAATCCATTGTAGGATCTAATAATTTCTTCATTTACTAAACTGATCCATCTTTTACATAATATTGCTCCAGCAGATTGTATTAAGAAGTTAAGAGCAGAATGAGTAGAACGGACAGGGATATGTCTACCATCTAACCCTTTTAAAAACTTCTTCTTCTCTAGTGACCTAGCAATATTATTATTCAAGCTAGAGAATCCAGTAATATTACTCATGAACTTATCTTTAAGTTTCTTACCTTCTTCTTTACCACCACCAATGATAGATCCTATTTTCTGTGATCCAGCACCATAAAGTAGGGCATAGATAAATGTTTTTGCTTGGTCCCTAGTTTCTAGTCCAGCAGACTTCTGGTTTTCAGTATGTATGTCACTTTCTACTACTTTCTTACCATAGGAACCATTGTCATACTTTGCTAAATAGTGGGACAATACTCTTAGTTCCAATGAGGACATATCTATACCAATAAACTTGTGTCCTTTATCTGGTATAAACAACTCTCTACATTCTTTACCAAAAGGTGATCGAGTAGCAGGAACTTGTCCTAGATTAGGATGAGTATGGGTTGCCCTAGATGTATATGTACCAAGAGGATTAGTTCGGTTGTGTATGATGTAACTACCATTCTCTTTGTTAGCCAGTTTCAACCATGCTTGTTTACCTTCACTAATCTGAGCTATTCTTTTTTGTAGCAGTAAGTAGTCTGCTATCATTAGTGCTTCTGGTGTACCTAGTTCCCTTAGTACAACTTCATCTACTATAGGATGACCCAAAGGTGTTTTCTTAGTAGGTTCCCATCCTCTTTCTATCAAAACCTTGGCTATATGCTGTCTGGATCTAGGATTAAAATTTACATTCTTGATCTTGGTATAATCTTTTTTCTTTCTTGTCCTACCTTCTCCGTTATTTACAATCCAAGATCCAAACTCATCCTTTAGTTTATCTTCAAATCCTACTCGTTTTAGTGATAGCTTTTCTTCTAGTGCTTTTGCATCCTTCTTATTAAATCTAACACCAGTAAACCTCATATCAGAACATATAAGTTGCATAGAATGCTCTAGTCGTACAGCATCTTGTACACCAGAGTCTTTCATCTTTTTCTTTAACTTCTCATACAACTTAAAGTTAAGTTTCACATCATTGATGCAGTAGTTAAGCATATCCTCAGAGTATATCCCAAAGTTGCTACACTCCATCTTGGGGAAGTTTAAGTCTTTACCCCAACTATCAAGACTGTGAAACTCTCTAGTAGGAAAAAGCAGTCTAGAAATAGTAAGAGTATCCCTAGGTAATGCTTTAGGAACCCAATTGTAGATTTTGTTTATAAAAGGAATGTCAAAATCGATGATGTTGTGACCAACGACTATTTTAGCAGAGTCTAGGTATTCTATTCCTGCTTCTATTTCTTCTGGACCAAATGATTTTATCTCCCATGTCTCAGCATCCATAGTAACGATGCAATGTATAACTTTTCCCTGCTCATAAAAGTTATCTGTCTCAATATCAAAAATCAGCGTCTTCTTCTTCTTCATCAAAATTTATCTCCTCTAATGTCTCAAATAACCTTCCTGTCTCAGGTGTATATCTCAGTACAGAACAAGCCCCTTCTTCCCCTGAATATCTATTTTTTAATACACGTACTGTAGTTAAGTGCTTATCTGTCCCTTGTTTGTCCCTTTCTAAAGCTATACACATATCTGATAACTGAGCTATAGCCTGAGATCCCCTTAAATGATTTAACCCTACTCTCTCACCTTCTTCATGTCCTTTGCCCCCATTGGTTCTTTTTAAATGCGATACCAGCAATAACGCACATTGGGTATCCTCAACGAAATCCCTAAGATTGGTCATGAGGTTATCTATTTTCCTTCTCTCATCCCCTTCCCCATCTCCTGAGACAATAATAGAAATGTGGTCAAGGATAATTAGCTTACAGTCGTATCCTTTTACAAAATGACGTAACTTATCCTTAATACTGTCTTCTGAGGAACTACCCCAATGCTTATCGAAGACAACTTTGTTCCCCAGATCCAGATCCTTGTACCAGTTTTCCCATTTATCTAAATCTCGTTCTTCCTGTGAATGTAGATGAAGTGGTTCATTAGCATGGAGAGCAAGTAAACCAATAGCAGAACGCTTAGTATTTTCCTCTAGTGCATAGTAAGCTACTTTGTGTCCTTGTAAGATAGTGTTGTATGCTACTTCTCTACAAAACTGTGACTTACCTACTCCTGTTCCAGCAGTAATACAAACTATCTCTCCACAACGTATCCCCCTAGTCATCTCATCTAACTTAGGGAATGGGTAAGGAATACTTACTTCATCATGTACTTTTATTATTTCTTCCCATATCTCATCCCCTGTTACTATTCCTTCTGGTTTATGAGGTTTAGCATTGTAGATTGCTTGCATGAGATCCTGTTGCCTGTTCTGCATCAGTAACTCATTAGGATCTTTCTCAGGAAGTTGAACTATCTTGCATTTACCATAGGATAATAGTTGTGCTACTTTTTTTGTTGCTTTATCCCCAGCTTCATCAGCATCAAAACAAAGTATTACTTCAGGAAAAGATTCAACCCATTCTAGGTTTTCTTTTATTTGTGTAACTGCATTACCAGCACCTTTAGTTAAAGATACTACTGGTCTTTTAAAGTTAAATACTTGTGCTACAGTTAAACAATCAATCTCTCCCTCTGTTATTATCAGAGGTTGAGGGTAGTTCAGGTTCTTTTGTG